GAAACTAAAACAATACCGATACGTAGACGAAATAAACCAAATAAAACACGGCAATTATATCCGTTGGTTCAATATCACCGATCCGGAGAATATCAAGTTGGCGCAAGGAGCTTTTTTTATGGAGTTTAAGATGCAGGATGAAGGTTGCCATTTGTTATGTAAAACGGTCTATCAAAAAGTAATACAGATAAGACTAGACGACTGTATTATTTTTCAGAAATTATCGGATCAGGAGCAGGTTATATTGAGTGCGGTGGAGTATTTGAATAAGTAAGGATTATGATGTATTTATTGATATAATAATGTTTACACCATCTGACAGGTGCTACGATGGAGTAGGCGCAGGTGTAGGTTTATTTAATTTATTTAACATTTTCATTATATTAATTCCATCTACTGCTGGAAAGGTCTGGCCTCTTTCTTCTTGAGCGGGCCATCCTAATACTCCGGCATACTTCGCTTCAGCATTCCATTCGCGTTTTAATTTTTCAGTTGGGTCAAAAATTAGTTCCATTAATTTTTCCCAAAATATTCCACTGGAATCTTGAAATGATTGGGTCCAATTAGCTGTGTTACTTGTTCCTATACATTCTCTTTCCCATCCATTTATAATACCTAACTCACCAGAAACACTAAGTATTTTATTACTATATTCTCCGTTATTTTTGCTAAAATCAACAACTATACTAGGATCAAATGTATACATATATGCTGCGGCTGATTCAAATGTAAGAATAATATTTTGGGTAGGCCAATTCCCTTTTTGGGGATCTGCTATATGTTTTATAACATCTGAAGGAGATACTCCAACATTAATTTCCCACTGTAATTTCTTCCCTTGACAGTTAGCAAAAGACGCGTCCGTCACGTTGTCACAATCGCCAAATTCTACAATATTACTAGTAGAAGTAAAGGGGTCCCATTTTTTATATGCTAAATTATTATTATACATTTGAGGTATTAAATAATCAAACGGTTTATTTGGCACCATATTTTTATATACCATATAATATAAATTCTGACATTTCACACATGAGGATGAATTAGTGATAGGATTCGGAAGTATATTAAACAATAAGTACGATTTTACGGAAGGATTATCCATATTCTCATATAAATTTGCGTCTGATAATGCATCGCCAGTTTCTGGCGCGCAAGAAAATTTAAACTCTGGAGATGTACTATCTATGATACGGTGCCGCCACATATTAATCCACCTTCTAGCTATATAAACTTGAAAAGTTCCCATACCGGCTCCTCCAATATCCATATCACTCCAATAGTTATATCCTAAGGCTCTAATAAATGGATCAGTATATTCACCCTTTTGCCACCATGGAGGCCCTTGACCCGTAGCTTCTGCATCAAAACATATACCATTATAACATATATCTTTAGTTAAGACCTTCATAATCCACTCAATAGAGTGTTTTTCAGTATATGTTTCGAGGTCTGAAAACTTAGTCCAATTCAGCAACTCTTTATTATTTTGGTGCTGCGTTGTTAATTTTTCGTTTTCCCAACTAGAACTAAAACCACTTTGCTTACTCCATTCTGGAGTATTAAAAGACCCATTAGAATCTGTAGTAGCACTCCAATACCCTCCTATATCAATAGACATTCTAGTAAAGGCTTGATCTCCAAATGAAATAGCATTTTGATCTTCTCCTCCTATTGTATACCATATATTTTTGTAGTGATTTATTTTAGTTAATACATTTGTATCAGTGCCAAACTTACTAGGAATTTGAGCAGGTCCTGCGCCAAAATTATCAGTAGATGCTCCAAAATTACCCAAACATAATGTATTACAACCTAAACTACTATCCCATGTTCCTTCTTGATTCGTATTACTCCACCCACCTATAATTTTGTCCTGGAATTTTTTTTTGTTTAAGTCGGCTGTGCTAACTTTTATATTTCTTTCTACCCATGATAAACTGCTATTATCTGTTCCCCACATAAAGGACTTACATCTCCAATCAGTACAAACTACGGTTGAGTTAGAGTCATTTCCAAGTCGGATATGTTTCATTATAGTATTTGAAATATCAACCCATGTTTTGGATGAATCAAGCCATAGGTTGCTTATGTCCCCAGTAAATAACTTATCTTGTAAAATTTGATAAGTTGTAAATAAATTAATTGTGCTAGTATTTAGTTTAGTAATATCAGGGTTAGAATTTCTATTTTCATCTATCCAAAAATGCACGCCTTCTGAACAATATTGTAATTTATATTTAATTTGCTCAGCAGTTAAAGGCTTTTCTAATTTATTTGTTGCCCATGTAAGAGTATCAACCCACCACATAAAATTAATATACCAGGCTTCTCTGCCAACGGTATTAGTATTGCCGCGACTTATATCATGTCCAAACCATTCTTTAACTCGCTGATTAACGGATCTAGCCCATGGTTTATCGTTATTATTTTTATTGAAATCATAATAATTAGTATTATCCTGATAATTCATTATTAATTTATCAGCTAGTCCAGGATGTGTCTCGTCTCCTACAAATGATATGTCATGTTTTTTTAAATATTTTTTAATGGGGTCAATGGATTGTTCATTCACATGAATATCATGGAATATTGCAATCAGATTGTTGTATAATTCTTCTGATTTATACAACTTCTCCCAACGTGTAATATAACTGACTACAGTTTTATCTTTAGACTCAAAGTTAGCCCCATCGGAAATATCAATCCATTCGGCACTTATTACATTTAACCATGCTTGGGAATTAAAACTAACCGGATTGTTATCAACCGTTGGAGAAGCACTTATATACCACGTCGTTCCATCTCCATATCCCATTATATTAATTGCATCAAAACAATACACTCCATTCGATATTAAATTATAAATTGTATCAACGGTAGTTGGATCTCCTAATAAAGTTAGTTTCTGAGTCAGCGTACGAGGGTCATTCTGTAAGCATTGTTTCACCTCATTAAAAAATAAAAATTGGTACCAATGTAATGTTGAAATATTAGTTTCAGAGGTAGTCCAAAAACCAGCATTTTCTAAATCGTAATCACACGTATCACATCCATCGTCGGTCTCACCCGAAACACCGTAAATTAACTCCTTATAATACAATGCTATCTTCTTAATCAAGGTATAGGTAGATATATTATTATCAGTGGTCATCGTATCTGTCAAGGCTTCATCATATAAAAAATTATCTTCTTTACTAGCATTTTCCCCCCCTAATGCTACCCCTATTATAGCAGATGGATCATAAGTAGTAATTGCTTTTTTGAGTTGTATAAAACCATTTTTATAAGTGGTATATCCTTTATAATATTTCATTAAATAATTCGTCTCAGTCTCCACCTGAGACGGTTCTACTGAAGGATTAAATAATCCAAAGATTGTATCTTTGGCAAGATTATTCTCTAACGGATTATTAAGTTTGGCTACTAAAATATTGAATTGAGTATTTATTTCGGCAGATGATTCGAGTTCAGTTATATATTTAGCATACACACATAACATAATAATATTTAATTGTGAAAACGCAAGATTATAATTATGGACACCATTTTTCAATAAAAATTGCGATATAGTCTTCCATCCATCGGTCCAATGCTTTGAATTCAAATATACAGGACTATATTTACCAACATCAAACCATATACCTAATCTAGTATGTTGCATTAAAGGTCTACATATAGAGGGAACATCCGTCTCATGCCATTTGCAAGAGAAATTATAACAGCAATCGGGCTGCGTTGCCAACATTTGACAAACCCCTTCTTCGGTGGCATTAGCGGCTATGGAATGACAAGCAGTATTACAATTATTACTCACACCCGATGTTTCATTAATAGCTGTAGTTAACTCCTTTGATATATCTGATATTTTTTTAGAGTAACCTGATATATCGTTATTTACGTTGAAATATATTGTAGATAAATCGGAGTATAAATCCCTATACTTCAGGTGTGGAGAACCTGGTGATGCTAAATACTTATCAAAATTATGACTCATACTAATATCTGCCTCAACCATAATGTTGGTTAATATATCTATATCTGAAGCGAATTTATAATAGTTCCTCATCTTGCCATATGCCTTGGACGGATGCGTTGCTTTATTAACGGTTAAAGCATATTTAAATAAATAAGAGTTATATGACAACTCTAACATGTGAATGTCTTTTTTATTTTTAATATAGTTAGCATAAGAGGGTAACGTAAATGAATTAGAATAAGTGGTAAATACCGCATCTAAATTAGATATATCATTTGTATAGCCCGTATCTAGTATGGTAGGAACAGACTGCAAACTAAAGATGTATTTTGTAATATATGATATATCAGTTGAGTTGGGATCATAATTTTTAGAATATGTAAACATATCTTGACTGCGTACTCCTATATTTTTTATTAATTTACTTTCTAAATTATCTAGTTTATTTAGTATCAATTGTGATGAAGAAACTATTCCAGTTCGCAAGGAATTGATATTATCAGTATATGTTACAATTACCTGATTTAATGACTTTGTATATAAATCTACAAGCAATAATCCATATTTAAATTTTAATAACGGAATTAATTGAAGATAAAATAATAACTGAATATCTGAAAGGGTAGATGTATAATTTTTATGTACATAATTCGATATAAAAATATTAATATACTTATTTATATTAAAAATAGTGCTATCAAATGGTATAGACATAATTATATTTTTACCCAACATATCATCCACATCGTATTTTATATTATTATTATTATTACTTATATCATCTATTAGAGTTTCTATACTTTGTAAGTTTGAATATATTTTTAACGGATTAGTTGATATATCATTAATTCCTCCTCCTCCACCTCGCGCAATATAAGTAAGTAATTGGGGATGATGCGGTTTCAGCAGGTCTGTTCTGCGACACACTGATCCATATAATGATTTATATAATTCAGTAGAAGATATATCTTTTATGGGTGATTGTATTAATGTAGAAGTATATTGCGGAAACTCTTTCAATCTGTCGCTAATTAATAAGATATAGTTATGCCATTCATTTTGATTTGACGTTGGACTAGGAATATTAGTAACCGATGCGTGTATAATTGCGTTATCTAACTTATTTATTTCATTTGTACGATAATTTTCTAGCATACCATAAACACACCCAGGCACATTTAGATATAAGGTGGGAGGTAAAATATAACTATTGTCTTTAGTTAATATACCAAATTTTAAACCATAAGGATTAGGAATTATAGTGTCCAAATAATCATCAAACCCATTCGTAATCTGTTCCGATTGGTATATAGAAGTATAATACTTCTGACTTATTATGTTAAATTGTTTTAAATACTCATTAGTGCTATCATATTCGATTCGTTTATGTGTAGTTTCTTTATGATGATTAGGGGGAATTAGAGTACTTTTAGTATTAAACCATGATATCCAGCCTCCAGATAGGTCCTTAAACTCTCGTAGTGATGATATATTTTTATATCTTGCACTCTTCGCAAACTTAAACAGACTAGATATATCATTAAATATGGATGATTCGGTACCGCCAAAATCTCCTTTCATAGAAGTTATAATTAAATCCTCCGAAATTCCAGTTGCAAAAGAGCCATCAAATAAATTCATCATAAAGGTCGAATATTTTGCCATTGCGAATAACCCAAAAGAAGGATCCATTTTATTATAGCTAGCTTCAAAGGAATTTAAACAATTGTCACATTGATAAATCGACGGATTATACCGAGTAAAAGTGTACTGAGCGGAATAATCACTTATAGCATATTGTAATAACAAGGTTTTTTTAGAATTTAAACAAGAACGAATATCATTATTCATTTTGGCATCATAATCGATAACGCCTTGGCATGCTGGAACTAAAACTGACACCCAATAATGTAGTAATTCATTAAACGGATTATTTTTTTTCCATTTAATAGTAGCGGGCTCATTGCTATCATTTATATACTCTAATTTATAATATCCATTAGATACTTTGGGTAATAGATAGTTATAGGACAGTTCAATATAATCACGAATATGCTTTGTATAAGGAGTATATGAATTATCATTTATATCATATCTATTTAATGATAACTCATATTTGTCCGTGTTGGAATTTTTAACTATAATTAAAGGAGGAGGAGGTGGTATTTTTTGTGGCATTCCTGCTGGACCTGAAACAGTGCTTAATACTTCGTCCGATTCATTTTTCCGCGCGCTCCCCCAAGAAACGGATGAGGTGTCATTCCAATACCAAATTGGATATATTTTCCGAAACCATCCAGTAGACCAATCGGTTAATAGCAGTTGATTTAGATGATTAATTGTTTTACCATTAGCACCTTCTATAATTTGTTTAACCCCATAAATATACCCTTTCAATAATGAAATCAAACTATTATAATCTCTTCCAGCACAATTAAAAAATACGTTAGCAGGCGTGTGTTTTGTTTCCTTCCCAAGTGGTAATATACAGGAATTCATTGTTTTAAATGTAATACTACATTGCGCTACTTGTGGCTTACATTTATCTCTAAAAACCGAACTATTTCTATATAATCCATATTTTGTAGAGACAAATATTTCATTAAAAATCTTAAGAGTGTCATCGCTGGCAGTCCCTGAACCAAACCAATCGTTGATTATATTACTACTGGCATCATAAAATGTCGAATCATCTTTAAAATAAGTAACTCCTTTATCAAAATTATTAAAATAATCCTCTAGTAAATATTTTTGAAAGGTATTATACATAGAAATATCTACAGACCATGATGAATTCTGAAATTTAATAAGTTTTTCATAATTATTATTATTATTAATTAAGTGTCTTATACTCCTATATGAGCTATTACTGCTGTCTAATAGCCCCCAAGGATTAGTTGGGTTCTCTTTATTATTAAATAAAATAGGTATGCCTTGAGTAGTTGGTTTAGAGCCACTATTAGGAATCATACTATTTTTTTGATAATCTATATAATCATTATATCCGTAAGGTTGATTAGTAAAACTGTTTTGCCAATCATTTAAATTTGCTTCTATTAAAATAGTTGGGTCTCGAACATTAAAATTCCATTTGCTTAAAGTGCTATCTCCAAAAAAATTTAGATATGTTGTAAATGGTGTAGTATCTATTAATATTTGCAATATATATTTTTGCATATGTAATGAGTTTTGGACGATTCCTGGTATATATTTTAAATGTGTAAGGCTTTTAGTTTCACCGCTTACGGTAAATAAGTCCCACAAGGAAGCATAGGCTTTGTCGCCATATCTTGTTTTATAATCTAAGAAATTTTGGAATAAATTAAATAAGTATTGATACATTGTTGAAAATTCATTAGAATCAAGAGAGTTAATATCTACATCTAATTGTAACCCAGAACTTAACCACCACGCGTTAGATACATCTCCAATTTTAGTGTGTAATAAATTATTAACCGATTGTCTACTACTTACATTTAAAGGGGTTTTAATTTGTAATATACTTTTATCACTACCAATTGAATGAGGCCAATCAAGATTGTTAGGATTGTTATTTACAAAATTCTTGTATTGGTGCGAAATCTCTCTAAATATATCAAATAAACTCTGTGATAAATCCAATCCTAGGTTCTTTACACAGTCGTTAGAAGTTGAGTTTTTATAACATGTTGGGTATAGTTTGCCATATTTATCATCTGGAATACTTTGGCATTTATTAATATGGCATACGTTATTATCATATTTACATGGAATAACTGTATTCTTAATTAGATATCTCCTTCCTTCTTTATCTTCATAGAATTTGTTTTTCAGCGTTACAGAGTTACAGGACGCCTCTTCCTGTATATTGCAAAATTTATTTATATCGTTAATAATCGTATCATCTAGAGGGTTCTTATGCCTACATATATTATTGCATATATCTGTAAAGGGACACTCCGGTAGTTGGTCCTTACTCCCAGGGATAGACCAAGTAAACGTTACTTTATTACTAAGTTCACATTGGCCATATATTTTATTAAATGAGTTTGTGCAGCTGGTAATATTTGTAGCCAATTTATTTATATCGTCCTTAAAATTAGTACATTCATTTGAATATACTAATGCATGTGGTGCTTTATTTATTATAGCATGTGATATGTCTGTATTCGTATAACATACATTATCGTCGTCCCTACAATTATTATATAATAATTCATAAGATGCGGCAAAGGATGTAGACTCTATATAACATATACTATAGTTTATGGTATTAGCTGCGGGGGGGTCTGTTATAGCGCGAGTTAATTGACTATTTATAACATTTACTAAATATGTCCGATTGGATTCGTTTGTGCACTGTTTCGAAGGAGCCGGAGTAGGAGGAGTAGGAGTAATATCACATTTGCATAATGGGTGGTAGCCCTCGAGCGATGTGCCACTACACGTATTGTCTCCATACGTGCATTGATCTCCAAATCCCTTTGCAACAGTCGATGTTCTATTTATACACATCATCGACTGTTGGGCACACGTAGTATAACCCGGGGAGTTGCATTGTTCAAGTAGGGTCCCGTCAGCACAATACGGGGCCGTATCTAAGAGTACTAAAACACAATTATTAAAATATAATTCTTCCGTTATATAATGAATGAATTCATATTTTCTGAATCGTTTATTTATGGTTAAATGTGTATAGTGGTGTAAACAATTAAAATGTTCTGGTATTGTTTTACTTTTAGGGAGTTCAAAAAAATCCACCGTTTTATCATCTATAAAAACGTAAGCGATTATAGTTACCTTATTGTTGTTAAGTTTCTCTAATTGGTCTAATAATTGCGATGTTATAGAATAGTGTGTATATTCTGAGATTTTGTTAATAAACTCATGAAATATTCTCATTATAATATACAGATTATATTTTATTCAATCCATTAATCCGATACCGTTTGTTACAAGTAAATTTCTTCATCCGATAGCCCTTCCGCTTAATTACCGCCTCCCTACATATAGCAATCGCTTTGTTTTCCTTCCTAGTTTTATTTTTCCGCGACACTTTTTTAATGCACCGACATAATTTCGTGGCCAGTAATTGTTCGGCTAATTGGCGTCTGGTTTTCCTTGTTTTGCTTCCTAAAGGTACGTTATAAAATTTTAAAATAGAATGATAATCTTTGGCTTTTAATGTAGACATATAGTAATCAATGACAAAAAAGTATATTGTATTTGATTTGGATGAAACTTTAGGCAATTTTGTTCAGTTAGGTATTTTTTGTGATGTAGTTGAGAATATGTTCCAAGTACATCTATCTCAACGCGCCTTCAATGAACTATGTGATACCTTTAGCCATTTCTTTCGTCCGGATTTATTTGTGATACTTGAAACCATTCATCACCATAAAAAGCATAATCCTAATATTAACCTAGCCATTTATACCAATAATATTGGCAATCAGGCATGGACCCATAAATTAAAAACCTTTATGGAACATAAAACCCGCGCGCAGTCGCCCTTATTTGACCGCGTTATTTGTGCTTATAAAAACAGAGACCAACAAATGGAATCCTGCCGTAGTACTTACCAAAAAACCCCGCAAGATTTAGCCCGGTGTGTTAATTCCCCTCAAAATGCCCAATTTCTCTTTTTTGATGACCAACATCACCCCCAAATGGCCCATGAAAGCGTTACTTATATGCGTACTAAACCATATACATACTTTTATCCTTTTCATCGTATGGTGGCGCTATTTTTAAAGACACAAACCGCGAATCAATTATTATATAACGCATCCCCTATTATCCGTTCTCAAATGTTAAATGAACTGGACAAATACCATTATAATGAACGTATAATAAGCAAAGAAGAGTACGACATAGATAGCATCGTTTCAAAGAAAATAAATGACCACATACATTATTTTATTAACACTTAAATAATCAGCACCATAAATAGTATTATGCCAGAAATTAAAACCATTACCTCCAATCCAACAGCAATTCCTAAGACAGCAACTATCACCGGGCAATACGAAAATAATATTGTGTGGGGCTCGGTAGATCCTAATTCAGGAGAGATAGTATTATATCCTAATACAGAGTCTAAGAGTATTGAGGAACATTATGAGCGCAAAGCCCCATCCATTAATTTGAATGTATTTGGAGGAATAGAGATTCATTTTAACAACGGTAAACCATATCAAAATACGATTAATGGGCATCGGTCAGTATTTAGATATCAACTACCAGAAGGAGAGACACAATTTACCAAAGTAGTAGAACACAACGCGCTTTATAATGCATGGTATTTATCAGAGACAAAGACGACGCACATTGGGTTTTTAGTAGATAGGTCGGGATCCATGACTCGTATGTATACAAATGTGGTGGAGGAGGGGTTATCCGAATTTGTGAATGAACAAAAGAAGGAGCCTCATGAAGTTAAATTCTATGGGTCTACTTTTTCGGATGAATTGACTCATTTATTTAACGGTATCGATTTAAAGACGGAGACTACTGTCCTAGAAGAATTTAATAAGATTAACCCATCAGGATCCACCGCTTATTATGATGCGGTGTGTGATATGATTGATTGTATTAGAAAAAACTATACAATCAATGATGAAGTAATTATCGTATCGGCATCTGATGGGGCAGACAATGCGAGTAAACGACATACGATCCAAACGATGAAGAGGGCGATTCAAAAAAAGAAGCGCCTAGGGTGGAAGTTTGCGATGATTGGCACGAATAATCTGGATGCGGAGCAACTCTCACAGGAGTATGGTATTGGCCGAGGCGCTAGTTTGAACACGGATTCTACCAGAGGGAGTATGCAGGCAGCGTTCAGAGGATTATCGGCGGGCGTCCAACGAACCCGAGGGGGACAAAGCGCAGATATTGTCTTTACTGATACAGAGAGAAATAATAGCGCACATTAATCTTTAAATTCCTATTAATCCCTCCTATTTTATTTTCTAAGTTATAATGTATATAATGAATACCACAAAGTTATTAAAAGCATTCAAAAAGCATAAATGGTATATAGTGGCGTTATGTGGGGTGATTGCTTTATTTGCCGTAATGAACTTAAAAGGGAGGGAAGGATTTGAATCGGGTGAGGACACCTTTCATAGGGATGTCCGTGTAGGAAAGAAGTTGGTGTGGTTTTACGCGCCGTGGTGTGGTCATTGTAAGACAATGCACAAAGATTGGGACGAGGCGACTTTACTAGTAAATAGAAATAAAAAGACGCCAATGATAAAAATAAATGTAGGAGAGAAGGATAACGCCAAGCATCAACAAATATCGAATGAATTTAATATCCAAGGATTTCCCACTATATTAGGCCTTAGTAATGGAAAGAAAGAAAGTGAATATAAAGGGGATAGGACTAGTGATGCTTTTGTGAAACATGTGCAAACAATGTAATTGTGAGGAGACCTTATAATATAAGCAAATCATTGAACCCTCACTAATTTTTTTTCTACCAATTCGTCAAAGGTTTGTGCCGTTGATTCAAATCCTACTGGGCGGGTATGTCCGAAAATATTAGCGAAATTATCTCCTTTAAATGGATGTGGACGCCCATGATAACACCTCGCGCTCTCATATAGCACAATCTCTCCAGGTTTAATGATAATATCATGCATTCTCCCATAATTATCTCTAAATACGAGAGGCCAATCTTCCTCTACGTCCTGATGTACATTGATAATAAAACTAATGACATGCGTCTTGTATACATCGGTATGCATTTTAAGCACCGCGTCTCTCTGATAATTGCGTATTCCATATATAGACGTCCATTCTAATGCCTGCCCGGACCAACATTCCAACCGGTCTAATAGGTCCGTCTTTAGGCGCTCCACCATAGCATCTTCTAGGGTCAAGATTTTAGCGGGACAGGTATCAGTTAACCCTTTGCTGGTATATAAGAAATTCTTTAAGCCTTCATCATATATTTCTTGCTTTTGTAGATGCTTGTTTTTTGTGTAAAAGGAGGTTAGCGCCTTAAAAAGGTCATCCGGTAGGGCTTGTTTTATAAAGCCCAGTTTGGTATAATTAGTTAGCATATTTGCGATGCGAGGTTGAAAAGGAGTGGATAGGCTGCCATATTCTCTAAACCATTTAGTAATTACGAATTTCTTTCCTTTTATGGGTGGCTTACCCCAATGTATCGTATCTTGTAGTTCATTGCCATTACTATCCATATTATTCCAAAAAATACCCATACCACGTTTAGGTTTCATGGCAATATGTAAGTCGGTATATTCCGTCTCTCCACCTTCTTCTACATCATTGAGGTAGAGCATGAACGTCCAGGTGCGCTGTCCCTGCACGGCGGCAAATTTCTCCCATTCATCGCTATTTCGTGTAAACCAATCCGTATGCGGTTTAAATTCATTCCCTATTTCATAATATTGTCCTTGGGTCGTTTCGGATCTCTCCATTTCTATTCCTAAATAATTACATATTTGTGATTCGAGTGCTTTTACAACGGGATCGGATTGTGGCATATCAGCGGTTTTACTCGTGCGAAAATATTTATCTGGTTCGGTGTCTACCGTAGTAATGGTAGACTCATAATGATTCTTTTTGATAATATTCATTAAATGGGTGCATGTTTTTTCGTCTAAGAAATCCTCAATAATATTTAGATTAATTTTGTCCGTTTCAACTCGTTTCGCATTTGGAAAATGTGCATTGTCCAGTGCTTTTAAAGCATATGTATCGGCTAAAGTCTTTCCTTTAGGTTGTTTCGGATGATGCACGGGACAATTGGGGTTATTGCATTGGGGAGTATGTTTCATCGTATTACTTACTTCGGATGGGTCAAATCCTTCCTTCATTAAAATTTGATACATTTCCTCTTTATTGGATCCGCGCTCTATATTAGTCTGGATCCATTCTCTCCAACTAGCATCTAATGATTTCATTATACATTATTTAAATGAAATTATTAATATTGTTTTAACCAATTAATAAATCTCCGATGGAAGTGGTTAATAAGAGAAATATCGCCGACGAGAAAATCAATTCTCTCTCGTGAGAACCCACTGCCGCACTACGCTTCGTAAAGGGATTGAATTGCCAAATTAGGAAAACACAAATGTAGATTTTAATCACATTGACTAAGGTTGCTAAATATTGCGGGGCAATAAAGAAAACGCCAAATAAGGACGCCGCGTACAAAATATAATATAATAACTGGGTCCAAAAATAAAGTTTTTGGATCATTTATATAGGGGGATATATTATTCTTTTAACAAAGGAGTCCTCCTACACCGGTTTTTTGCGACTGCAGTAACAGCCAGGCCGTGGCCTACGAGCTCCAGAGGTTAAGGAACACACAATTCATCCACGCACGCCTGGCACGCCGCTTCTGTCGTTATGTAGGAAACGCAACATTTTTCGCACACACTAGGAGGGCAATGTGGCAGCATGCATAGAGATTGCACTCCAGGAGGAAGAGGAGGAAGCGGAGTAGGAGCAGGAGGAAGAGGAGGAAGCGGAGTAGGAGCAGGAGTAGGCGGAGTAGGAGCAGGAGTAGGCGGAGTAGGAGCAGGAGTAGGCGGAGCAGGAGTAGGCGGAGTAGGAGTAGGCTTAAGCCCCCCCCTTACAATTCATCCCATCCATCATCTTAAAGAGAGATCGACCACCACCGTGAGCACCAACGCCCCCACTCATTTGGTTAATACAGAATACATCATTCTTCTTTTTGTAATTCGCTAAATGACCGGGAGGCCCTCCGCTATAAGTCCTGCCGAACATCCTACCAACTCCGGCAGAAGATAAGGCATTTGGGAGACCACTTAGTTTAGGTCCACCGCCTTGGGGTCTATTCGTCCAGCTATTTGAGCGCGTTCCAACCATACTGCGTTGTTTGAGAGACATTATATAATATACAAAGAAAATAAATAAACCAGAAATTTAATTTTTGTAAAGAGGCAACGTTCTTGCGCTAGCATCTTTCGCATCCACGAACCGAGGCATCCAATAATAGGGAATAATCTCTCCGCAATTCGGATAATAGATATCAAACAACGCCCTATAATATAGTTGTTCTTTGGTGTTAGGTGGATTATGGACGAATTGATATTCTTTTAATAAGGTTTCCCAATCAGTGGTAATAGATTGGGAGGCTAATGCCGCCACCACTTTCTCATCAATGATTTCATACCAGGATCGTTGCAAACTACTCACCCCATCACTAAACGCCTCTTTTTTTCTAAATAATATTTCATCAGGTAAATAAGTCCCATCATTAAACGCCTCTCGAATCAAATATTTCTCGCACTTATCTTGACCGGCATGATATCTTAACGCGGGATCAATAGAGAGATAAAACTGAACCCAACCCCTATCCAAGAAGGGCGTTCTCGCCTCTAAGCCGTGCGACGCAATACACCGATCCGAACGCAGCACATCAAAATAATGAATATCATTTAGTAATCTCCTGCATTCTGCATCAAATTCATATTTATTCGGCGCGGCACCAAAGTATAAATACCCACCCATTAACTCATCACTTCCATCTCCATTAAATATCACTTTAGCCTCACTATGTTTAGCAATATACTCGGCTACCAAATAATTTCCTACACTTGCACGCACCGTAGTCGTATCATACGACTCAATCGCCCTAATCACCCGAGGAATAGCATCAAAAAATTCCTCCTCGCTTACCACAATAGAAGTATGCTTGGTGCCTAGATAATCCGCCACCTTTTGTGCGTATTTTAAATCTTCTGATCCTTTTAATCCAATACTAAAGGTTTCCAAGTCGGGAACATGTCGTTTTACAATAGAAGCTACTAAACTACTATCTAATCCTCCGGAGAGAAGGCATGCGATAGGTCTATCGGTCGTACCAACAATACGTTTTGCCACACTTTCCATAAATTTGGTTTTTACTAAAGATAATATCATCTCATACTGGGATATGTTTGGATAGAGAGATAAAAATCCCGTCGTAGAATATTGTATCTCTCTGCAATGATTCCATTCCCCTCCTCCGCCGCCAGTAAAAGTAAGTAGTGTACCCGGTTGAAAGGTTTCTAAACTACAAATATCATAATGGAGTTTAATATGGCTATAAATATAAGATAATTGTTTTAACTCTGAAGCAAAACCAAAGTCGTGCAGACTTTTTAAATAGAATAGCGGTCTCACACCATAAGGGTCTCGCGCAACAAACATTTTACCCTCACGATTATCGATTAATACAAAAGAAAAAACCCCATCTAATAGATGTAGCGTATATTCTATACCGAACTTGCGATATAAATGAATAATCACTTCGCAATCGCTTTCCGTAGTAGGTACTAATGGAAATAGAATATCATACAAGGCATGATAGTTGTAAATCTCTCCATTACATAGTAGAGTACAGCCGTCAATATTAAATGGTTGATGAGCGTTTTCGTTTAAGCCATTAATGGCTAGGCGATGAAATCCAATATACCCATTATTTATTTTATTAAAAAAAGAATATTCCGGACCACGATTGATTCCTTTCATAAATTGAAGTTTAATTAGTTCTGGATTTAATGTACCATTAAATAAAGCGAAAATACCACACATACATTACCAATTATTTTATTTTTATATACTTTCGGATTATTAGTAAGGTAGTTTATACCATACCTCCTAAATCATTGCTATTCTGTCGGTTAGCAATAACTAACCCGGAGGTGCAACACCCGCATAATACAATAATCATAAATCCAAGCGTAATAGAGGCGCTATATATTCTAATAATAACGTCGCTCATAACATATGCCCATGCTTTAGGTGGCGTTTTATGAAATACGAACGCGCTTTCCGTCCAAAATTCCTTATAGAATATTACAGAGTGTTTGGGGTCATTATTCCAGACCATAATCATAAAGGTAGATACTATAATAAAGCCCGAGGTAAATAGGGCAATTCCACAATAGTAGTTGCCTGTGCCACCATTAATAGAGATGGCTGTAAGCGCACAGATAGAAACAAGCATTCCTGCGAGAATACATGGCATCATAAGGATAAAGTTGTAATATGGGTCATGATCAACCTTGCTATATTCCTCTGGATCTACATTTGCCAAAACAATAATGGAGCAAATTAGGAGGATAGAGGCGGATAGATTGCTTTGGACATTGCTGTTATTAGTTTCGCTCATAGTTGAGAGATATATAGGTTAAACATCGGTTTCAATTTTTTTAGAAAATAGATAACCTATAACTGACTGATAAAATGGTCACGAGTGGTCATTAATGCCATACCCATTCTATTTTCCCCAAACAGTTGGTAGGTATCATCGTCGTGTTTTTTGGCATATGCGCACCATCGTTCTCTCCCTTTGCCTTGCCGTTCCCTTCTTTCTCCTGACCGACAAAACTCTACTAAATATCGTGATCCGGTTCCGATTAGTTTGGCTTTTAATTCCTCATTGCGGTTAAATTTATCTAATAATAAAGGATAAAAAATAGATTGAGGGACATGTCCAACAGGCGATAGACCCGCCTTAGCCCAATTGTTTTGGGCTAATTTAGCGATAATACCAATCATATTTTTTTTACTCCAATAGGCGGTTTTTTTGATAACGTCCGCTTCCTTTTTATAAAAAAAGGATAATCCACTAAAACTGGCTAAATCTCCGCCAATAGCAAATCGTTCCCTTTCTTCTTTGGGAAATTTAAGGGATTGATAGGCGTGTTCTGTAGAAGGATATATCAGCCCGTCATAATGACAATTGGAATTATAAAAATTAGAAAACCGATAATCATTATTATCGTCTAACTTGGCTCCCGCATAAAATATAAAGGGTTTTTCACTTAAAATGGTGTTGTCTTTTTCAGGAATAATCTCTCCACTGAAGACTGGTGTCGCCTTTTTACACATTTTAGTGGTTTTATTTTTACGATATCCTTTTTTGCATCGTCCTTTTACTGGACCATATTCATTGGGCGTTTTACTTTTGTGAGTATTTTTATGGGTGTTACGTTTTTTTCTACAATATTTTCTTTTAATTCCATTTGTATACGTGCAATCATCCAGTTTAGCACAATCCTCTTTACTTAATCCTTTACACGATGGCATATATATATATATATTATAAATAGTTTCTAAAA